GAGATCATTGTCTACCCGAGCCAAAAAGACCTCCACTACTTTTTGGCAGGCGGCGACCTCGATGAGCTTAAGACCATGCGGCCTCACATTGAGGCCTGGGCCATCAAGCAGGGTTGCAGCAGCGTCACCCTGGCAGGTCGCCCAGGGTGGGCCAAAACTTTCTTGAGGGATGAGGGGTATGAACCTTCTTGGTTCATTCTGAAAAAGGATTTGCGAAATGAGTAACGGTGGAATTACTGCAAGCGGACTGTATCGACTGGACACACCGGCAGCACCGATGCCTGTGATGAACTATCAGCCGACAAACGATTTTGTTGGACCGCCGGTCTCAATGCCAGTCATGAACTATCAGCCGACAGCTGATTTTGTTGGACCCCCGCTGCCTGACAACTACCAGGCTCCTGTGTTTTACCAGCAGCCGCAAATCACGCCACAGACGTTCAACAACACTGGGCGCTTGGTTGATCCCACGCTGCTGGCACAGCAAAGCATTCTTGGCCGACAGCCTGTGCAGTACGAGCCGATCATCCAGCCGTCAACCTACCAAAATTTTTACGCCAACGCGCAGACCATGTACCCAAGCGTCGGCGGTTTGCTGGTGCCTGACTATGCGACCAAGGCACAAGTTTTTCGCCAAGACTTTGCTGATACTCAGGCACGAGACGGAGAGGCTGGGTCTGTGGATGCTCCAAGCACGGGAGATGCATCTTCAAGCGTTGGTGGTTATGGGCAAAGCGGTTTAGTAGGTCAGGACGGTGGTTTTGTTGGTGACCTTGGGCAGGGAATTGATACACCTGCAGCGCAGGACGTTGCTTTTAATGTTTTGGCGGCAACTGAGAACCCGGTGGTTCAGGCTGCTGTGCCTGGCGCTGCATTGGCAAACCTGGCAGCTGGCGCATACCTTGACCAGCAAGTGAGCAACATCAACGACAGCTTCAATGCGCTGGATGCAGGGAACACTCCAGGGATCGCAACGGTATCTGACAACGCTGGTAACGTGGCCAGTTTTTCTACACCGGGCACTGTTGCTCTGTCTGATGCTAACGAGTTTGGTGGCATTGCCACAGGTCTTGGTATCGGTGACACTGGCTCAACAGCACCTGGCGCTGGCGGTATTGCAGACACCGGAACCGTAGATGTCGGAGGACAGACAGTATCTAACACTGGCACTATTGCTGCGCAAGACGCGGCAAATTTTGGTCCTGCATTTGGGTTATCTCCTGCACCGGCTCCTGCCCCAGCTCCTGCGCCATCAGCATCACCACTTGGCGGTAAGAGTATGGGAAGTTTGAGCGGTCCAAGCACTGGAGACAGCACTGGGGTAACGGTCTCTCCTGTTGGCGATTACGGCAATGTGACTGGCACGCCGCTTGGTCCATTGGGTGGAAACGCCGGAGACGCAGTGGGCGAGGCAGGCGGCTTTGCTCCAGGCATCACTGGCGACACGTTTGGCGGCGAAGGCGACTCAGCCGACAGCGCAGGTGGCGGCGGTGGTGCAGGTGGCGGTGGATGCGTTATCGCCACGCACGCTGTGGCTCATGGCTCATTCACGCCGCGCGAAAAACGCAAGGCCGTGCTGTGGTGCACCAAGACCTTGCACAACCGCTGGTGGGGCGAGACCATCCGCAAAGGCTACCGCTGGCATGGGAATCGGGCCATTGCGGCAGGAAGGGCGCATGAGTATTACGAAGAGTTTCGTGACTTCATTCGGTTTGCCACTGGCGCCAAGCGCAACACACACACAGCAAAAGTTTTTGCCTGGCGAAGCCTGCAGTTCTTCGTCACTGGCTTGTTCTTGAAGGGATGACACCATGTCAAAAGGCGGCAGCGAAACCAGCACGACGAGCATTGACCCAGATGTCAAAGCCGCGTATTTAACCAACCTTGACTATGCGCGCGACGTTTCAAACGAGCTGCCTGCTCAGCAGTTTGCCGAGTTCAACCCGCAGTACACGGCTGGTGAGCAGCAGATTCAAGCCGCAGCAACTGGCGCTGGCATCCAAAACCTAAACACTGCAGCCGACCTGACGGCAGCTGGCGCAGGGTTCTCGCCAATGGCCGCGCAGGCTGCTTCCGCTGGACCTGCCGCTCTTGCTGGGTCCACTGGTTACAACGCCACGCAGTTTGGTGGAGCCACCGCAGGACCGGCCACGCGGGCAGGCGTTACTGGCTACAACGCATCGCAGTTCGGTGGTGCCATTACTGGGCCTGCTGCCCAAGCTGGAGCCACTGGATACAACGCAGCTCAGGCTGGGACAGCGTCAGCTGGACCTGCTGCAATGACTGGCGCTACTGGCTACAACGCGGCAACCGGGCAGGCGGCATCGGCTGGTCCTGCCTCTGCAGCTGGAGCAGCTGGGTACAACGCGGCACAAGCTGGCGCCACTGGGTACAGCGCATCAGATGCCGCTGCCGCCCAGGCCAACATGGGGAACATTGGCCAGTACCTTAACCCATACACGCAAGAAGTCATTGACGCCTCAATGGCTGATTTAGAAAAGTCACGCCAACGCGCCATTCAAAACATCGGAGAGCGTGCCACTGCTGCCAAGGCTTTTGGCGGTTCGCGTCAGGCTGTTGCCGAGGCCTTGACGTCAGGCGAGTACGGCACCCAGGCCGGCAAGACCATTGCCGAGCTGCGTGCGCGTGGCTTTGACACTGCTGCAAACTTGATGCAGCAGGACGTCGCGCGCCAGCAGCAGGCCAACCTCCAGACCGCAGCGCAGCGCACTGCAGCAAGCCAGTTCGGTGCTGGTGCCGCAAACCAAGCGGCCTTGGCCAACCAGGCTGCTCTTAATGCGGCCGGGCAGTTTGGCGCGTCGGCTGCAAACCAGGCTGCACTGCAAAACGCCGCAGCACGCAACCAGATGGCTCAGTTTAATGCTGGCAACCAGCAGGCCATGACCCTGGCAAACCTTGGCGCTCAAAACACGGCAGGCCAATTTGGTGCTGCTGCAGCCAACCAAGCGGCATTGGCAAATCAGGCAGCACGCAACCAGATGGCCCAGTTCAACGCCAATCAGGCGCAGCAAACGCTGTTGGCAAACCAGGCGGCGCTGAACACGGCCGGCCAGTTTGGCGCGGGAGCGGCCAACACTGCAGCGCTGCAAAACGCTGCGGCACAAAACCAGGCAGCACAGTTCAACGCAGCGAACCTGCAGCAGGCAGGGCTGTCAAACCAGGCAGCGCTCAATGCCGCTGGCCAATTCGGCGCTGGAGCGGCCAACACTGCCGCCTTGCAAAACGCTGCAGCCGCAAACCAGATGGCCCAGTTCAACGCGGGCAACCTGCAGCAGGCAGGATTGAGCAATCAGGCAGCGCTGAATGCCGCAGGACAGTTTGGCGCAGGCGCTGCAAACACCGCTGCGCTGCAAAACGCTGGCGCCCTGAATCAGATGGCTCAGTTCAACGCGGCCAACCAGCAGGCTGCATCCTTGGCAAACCAGGCGGCAGGCCTGCAGGGCGCTCAGTTCCGCATGAATGCTGCGCAGCAGCTGGCCAACCTTGGCCAACAGCAGACCGCTGGGCAGATCACTGCTGGCCAAAACCTGATGAGCCTGGGACAACAGCGCCAGGCGCAGCAGCAGGCTGCTTTGGACGCACAGCGCAACCTGAACCTGCAACGCCTTGGCATCATGCAAAGCGCTCTTGGGCTGGATCCTGCGCAGATTGGTGGATCGACCACAAGTCCGACGTACAGCAACCCATTTGGAGGTGCTTTGGGTGGAGCCTTGATGGCCTCTCAAATTGAAAAGCTTGGCCCATACGGCTGGGCCATTGGCGGCGGGTTGGGCCTGCTTGGAAGCCTGTAAGGAGTAAGAGATGGCACTGATGGATTTTTTAGGCGGGAATTTCTTTGGCCAAACTGGCTATGGCGACCTGATGAACGAAGAGCAGAAAAAGCGCATGCAGCAGCAGGCGCTGATGAGCATGGGGGCGCAGCTGCTTCAATCCAGCGGTCCATCTCGCACCAAAACAAACCTTGGTCAAGCTCTTGGTCAGGCTTATTTGACTGGCCAACAGGCGTACAGCCAGGCAGGACAAAACGCCTTAGCTCAGATGCTGACCAAGCAGAAGATTGAAGAGTACCAACGAGAGAGGGGCTTGGACGAGGCGTGGAAGCAGTCGCTACTTGGCGCGCAGAATCCTCAGATGGCAGCACAGCGCCAGGCAGGCATGCCGCCCATGCCTGGGCTTATGGCTCAGCAGCCAATGCAGCAGCAGGGCCTTGCTGGAGCGATGCAAAGCATCAGTCCTGAGCAGCGCCTGCTGATTTCAGGCATGGGTCGCAAGGAAGGACAGAACAAAATGTTTGATCTTCTTAGCCGCCAAGACCCAGAGATTCTGCGGACCATGGACGCATTGGGGCTTGCCCGAACTCCAGAGAACTACATGAAGATGAAGAGGGCTGGTGCAGTACAGGTCAACATGAACGACAGAAAACTGCAGATGGGGCGTTTTGATCGCTTCTCTCAGCAGGCTGATGTTGCAAGGGATTTGGTGCCAGAGCTGCAGACCTTGAGTGAGTTAGCCCAAGCGGCACCCTCTGGGGCAATTCAAGGCCGATTGGCAGAAGCATTCCCTGGGTTTAGCACGGCCGGTGATGCGTTCCAGTCTGTCATTTCTCGCGTGGCGCCAAAAATGCGTGTGCCTGGGTCTGGTGCTGCATCTGACAAGGACGTCGATTTGCTTCGGGCATCTCTTGGTTCGTTGCGTAACACTCCTGGCGCGAACCAATTGATCTATCAGGCATTCATGGACAAAGCCAATCTTGAGATTGAGCGTGGAAACATCTCCGACCAAGTTATCTTTGGCGAGATTACTCCGCAAGCTGGCCTGGCCAAGCTGCGTGAAATGGATCAGCGGTCAATCATTTCTCCTCAGTTGAGGGCTTTACTTGATCAGCTTAAGGGTGGACGAGCAGTCACCCCTAGTGGCTCAAACCCTGCGGCCCCATACTTTCAGTAAGGTTTAAAGATGGCAACGATTCAAGAAGGCATCCGACGCGCAAGGGCCAACGGCATTGACGACATGGCCATCGCCGCATACCTTGCAGAGCAGCCAGAGGTTGGCGACAAGGTGCGTCAGGCACTGGCTGATCCAAATGTCACAGCCCAAAACATTGTTGATTACCTGTCCGAAACTGAAGAGTTCCGCATGGGTGAGCAGTCCAGCACGCAAGAGCGTGCGCTTGGTACTGCACTTCAAGGGCCAACGATTGGGTTTGGCAACAAACTGGCTGCTGCTGCGGCCGCTCTTCCTGTTGCTGCGGCACAGGACATTCCTGTGTCTGATGCCTATCAAAAGGCGCTTGACTATGCACAGGGGCAAACCACGTCATTCAGAAAAGAGCGGCCCATCACATCAACAGCGCTGCAGGCTGGAGCTGCACTTCCGTTGGCTGCTTTGCCAGTTGGAGCTGCCGCGCCTGGTATGGGAATCATGGGCCGCACTGCCGCAGCTGCAGGCACTGGCGCGACCATGGGAGGCTTGCAGGCGGCTGGAGAAAGCCGATTTAGCCTGACCAGCCCTGAGTTTATGCAAGAAGTTGGCAAGGGCGCTGGCTATGGAGCCGCATTTGGCGGCGGCATGCAGGCCGCAATGCCAATTCTTGGCATGGCCACATCACCAGTCAGGCAGGTAACGTCTCGCCTACCTGGTCGAGCTGGTGAGGGATTTGCAGAGAACTATGCTCAACAGAAGGTCGCAGAGTCATTGCTGCGAGGCATGCCTGAAGGACCAGGGATGCAACCGCTGACTCAAGCGCAAGCAAAATTCCGTGCCATGGGTCCAGAGGCGCGCATGGCTGACGTGTCTCAGCCAAGCCGTGATTTGCTTGACATTGCCGCAACACTACCTGGCCGAACTGGCCAGGCCGTTGAGAGCGCAATCAGGGAGCGTCAGATTGGGGCCGCTGGTCGCCTGCAGACTGGTGCAGAGCAGGCGCTGGGACGTGAGGCTGCGAACCTGCGCAGCACTGTTGATGACCTAATTAGCGCGCGTGAGATCGCGTCAAAACCTTACTATAGGGTGACAGACAGGGCGTCTGTGACTGTTGACGATGAACTGAAGCAGCTTCTTGACCGTACCCAAGACGCACAGGCAAAGGCCATAAAATTTGAGCGCCTAGATACTGGCAAGACCGTAGACTTGTCAGGCCTACAAGTTGGTGACACGGTGCCATTCAGAATGCTTGACAGCCTCAAAAAAGCGCTGGATGACGCATCATCTGCCGCGCTGCGTGCTGGTGAGGGCAATGAGCGCAGATTGTATTCAAGCGCCGCAAGTGATCTTGTCAACAAGTTGATTCAGGTATCGCCAAAGGTTGCTGGGCAGTCTGCTTACCAGCAGGCTTTGGTTGGTTACGCAGGCCCATCGAGAATGCTTGATGCAGTTGAGCTTGGGCGTCAGGCGTTTAAGGCGAACGTTGATGATATTGCCGACGAGATGACGCGCATGACTCCAGGCGAATTGGAGTTATTCCGTCTTGGTGCTGCAAGGGCGCTGCGCGAGAAGGCCGGCACAGAGTCTGGGCGCACGCAGCTGTTGAAGTTTTGGAAAGAGCCGAACACACAAGACCGCTTGCGCCAAGTGTTTGGCAACAACTATCGACAGTTTGCTGCCACGCTACTGCGTGAAGGCAAGCTAAAACCGTTTGAGTCGGTTGGTCGAGGAAGTCAAACTGCGCGACGACAGGCTGGCATGGCAGACGTTGACGTGTCGCCCCTTGCAACTGCGGTTGAGGTTGGAGCCGCAGCTAAGACCGGCATGGTGACGCCCAACGTGGTGCAGCAATTTGTCAACCAGCTTGGCAGGGTTCGCGTCCCAGAGCCTGTGCGCAATGAGATTGGCCGCATCTTGCTGTCGCGTGACCCTGCGGATTTTGACCGGCTGCGCCAGGTCATGCAGCAGTTAAACGCGACGCAGCGCCGCATGGTTGTTTCAAGCGGTTTGCTTGGTGGCCAGGCCGGCCAGTATTTCTTGGATTGATTGGAGCTGAATGATGGCCAGCTTGATGGATTTGTTCACGCAGAAGATTGAGCCTGGAGCGCTGTTCAAGGACTACCAGGTTGACCCAAGGCTGGCAGAGCAAGCGGCCATGGCAGCGATGTTTGCTGCTCCTGCGGGGATCATCTCTCCATCAAGCGCAATGCGCGCATTGGCTGGCACAAAAATACTGGATGCGCAGGGACTGCCGCAGATGGTCTATCGTGGCGCTCCAAGCCAGTACACGCCACTGACCAACAACCAAAGCGCTGCGAGCAAGTCAGCAGACACTGGGATGTGGTTCTCTGGGTCTGCGCCTGTCGCCAGCACATACAGCGGACAAATGGGCCACGTTTCACCGGCTTACCTGAACATGCGCAACCCGCTGGTGCTTGATGCCCAGGGTGGTATGTGGCACGACATCCCAACGCGGCAGCTTGAGGACTTGATGAATGTGCGCGTGCCAAAGGCTACGGTGACCTCTGATTTCATGGCCAGACTGGCCAAAGAGCGTGGTTATGACGGCGTCCACTTCAAGAACATGATTGATCCAAAGATGAATGTCTTTGACGACGCACGGGTGTTCCAGCCTGCGGACGTGTTCGTAAACTTCAACCCTGACAATGTCTACTCTGCATTGAGTGATGAGCGACTTTTGAAAATGATTGGATATTGAGATGGCCAGCATCTGGGACTACATTTTCATCAGTGCTCATGTCTTGAGCTAATTTCATTTCTTACCCCCAAAAAACGCCTGCACCAGTGGGTCAAATTTGACCTTGCGCCGGCGGGTGTTATATCTGATCCAGTACCTATCCCGATCGTCCGCGGTCATGCGATCCAGCATCTTGTTGAAGCGCTCTGTGGCCGTCGCCGGATCAGGCCTTGGCGCGTCATCTCCATCGCCCAGGCCATAGATCGGTGCGAAGTTGGTGGCGGTGGGGAACCAGCCCACGACGTGGACCAGTCCCTTGGCCTTCAGATCGCGCAGCACGCGCACGACGTGCTGCTTGTGGCTGTGGACATTGGTCGCAAGCTCTGCGGCCGTCTGAGGGCGTTTCAGGGCCTCCAGCATCCTGCGCGCTGTGTGTGCTTTAGGGCTGAGTGTAGACACAGGTGCGCTCCATACTTGTGAGTCTGCGTGCATCTCTGCGCACGTCCTCTGGGATGCCGTGGCCCAGGTCTTCTGGGTCGCTCAGTCGCAGCAGGAAGCTGCGCAGCTTGACGTTGTGGTCGGCCAGGACCATGGCCGCGCCCTCAAGCGCAACAAACTCGCCGTGCAGGTCCTGCAGCTGCTGCTGCAGGTACTCGGGGGATTCATTCACTTTTGCCACTGTCTTCTCCTCAAGGCACCAACACATCGAAATAGGCCAGCATGGCCAAGAACACGCCAACGACGCAGCCGACGTTGACGATCGTCACCAGCACGCGCTCGGCGGTGCTGGTCTTGTGGACGCGCTTGATGGCGCATCCATAATCAGGCCCGCTCGGGAAGGCCTGGTCCATGGTGCGGTGATACTTGGTCATGTGTTTCTCCTGGTTGATTGGTGGGGCCGAGGCCCCGGTTGGTTTTAAGCTGCCTGACGATCCTGAAAGGCTCGCTGGGCCTCGACGCCTTGGGCGGCGTACTCGTCTGATCCGTAGGCTGGATCGATCTCAAACCAGCAGCCGGCGTCAAGACGCTGACCAGAGGCAAGTGCATCGTTCACGCGCTCGGCCAAGCGCTCGGCTTTGGCTGATGATTCGTTGCGGCAATCAACGAATCCAACCTCGCCAGTCTCCGGGCAAACGATTTGCTTTGCGCCCAAGAACGTGGACTGATGACGGAAGCGACGGCCAGCCTCGTTTTCGATCACGACGAAATACTGCTCGCCGATAAACTCGCGGCCGTCGTCGCTGACTCCAGCGACGTACAGATCAGAATCTGCGAAGGCTTGAAAAGTTGTTGTGTTCATGCTGTTCTCCTGGTTGGAGGGGCCGAAGCCCCGGTTGGTTTAATACTGAAACTCTTCTTTTTTGACGATGCCACCGCGAGGGCCGATGACAAGGTTGGCGAAATACGATTTTTGATACCACTTGGTGTTTTCTGTCTTGACGAACAGCAGGACTTGCTCGCCGATCTGCTCCACCGAAAAGATAAGATCGCCGTCGATGATCCACTTGGCCCAATGGTTTACGGTCTTTGTCAGGTGGCTGATGCGGGCGGCTTGTTTTGCGTTCATGTCTGTTCTCCTGTTAGGTTTGGGTCAACGCTGATGCGTTAAACGAATCATAACACTTGATCAGACAAGCCAGCAACAATTTTTTTCGTGTGGTTTTTTTGACTCATGGCGCATAAAATCCACGGCATGAATCCAGTAGCAGACATCAAGCGCAGGGCCAGGCAGCATGGCCTGTTCATGTCGGCGGTTTGCGCCGAGGCTGGCATCCACCCGTCGCAGGCCAGTCGCTGGCTTAGGGGGCACGCTCGGCCGCTGTATGAGTCGATTGAGGCTCTCGAAGAAGCGCTGGAAAGGCTGGTCCTTGACCTACCAGCCGCTCGAGAGCCAGGCGCAGAGCCTCGGATCGACTGATCCGGTGGCGCTGCGCAAAGGCGTCAACCGCAGCCACCAGGGCTGGGTTGACGTAGGCACCGATCAGGTGCCGTTGCTGATTACCAGGGGATGTCGTCATCTTCCATCCCAGCCCCAGCGGCTGCAGCAGCGGGCTGCGCAGGCTGCGACGACTTGGCCACGCCGAAGTCATCAAAGGCATTGGTGCGGGTGCCGCCAAGGCTCTCGCCCTTCTCCAGCAGCTGCACGTTGTTGAGGCCAAAGGCCACGCCACGGTTGCCTGCGGCGTCGTAGGCATACGCATTCAGCGACACCCGGCCGTAATCGCCAGACCCAACATCCTGCGCGCCCAACAGCTCGTGGCCCTGGCGGTCAATGATGCCAGGTCGCTGGTTGCTCTTGACCGACATGTACCAGTGGCCCTGGTACTCGGCACCCAGCGGTGAGCCATCCGACTTGGTCTCGGTGTCTCCGTCGCGCAGCGGGTTGCGAACACGAGGCGGGATTTTGTCGCCCCACTTGGCCTGCAGCGCGGCCTTGGCTGCGGCCTTGATGGCGTTGACGGTGTCGGTGTCGGTCTTGGGGATCAGCACCTGGGTGCTGAACTCATCCTTGCCGTTGAGTTCGTTGCGGCGGGCACTGCACACGTTGCAGTAAGAGAAGCGGACCTTGTCGGTCACCACGCGAGTCGTTGTCATGTCGATTTCCTTTCAGACGTTTTGACGTTTTTACGTTTACAGGTTATGCAGTGCGCCAGACACGCACTTGGCCACCCATGGTGCGCACGGCAAACTTGTTGCCGCTTGCTGCGCGCTTGGTGTGCGCCTGCACCGCAGCATACATGCGGCGAGCGACAGACGCGGGCTTTGCGCCCTCTGGGATGGCAACAGCAAAGCTGTCGCCAACTTCCATTTGCTGGAATGGATAGTCGTTGCGCGGTTGGCGCGTGGGCATTTGCACGCCCTTGTCGATTTGGATCATGTGATCTCCAGGTTGTTGTTCACCCCAACATCGAGGCAGCTCCACTGTAGCACAAGTTTTAAAGATTTTTAAACATCAGGTACACTGCATCAAATTGCAACGCACACACGAAAAAACTATGCAGCTCTTCCCGCACCAACAAGACGCAGTCAACTTCCTGTTGAGCAAGAGACGCTGCATCCTGGCTGACCAGCCGCGCGTGGGCAAGACACTGCCCACCGCGGTCGCTGCAGCACAGCATCTGCCGGCGCTCATCGTGTGCCCGGCCATTGCCAAGACCGTGTGGCAGCGCGCATTCACCGCGGTCAACCCAGACCTGGCTGTCTGCGTCGTCAACGGCACCAAGGCAGCAAAGAACATCAGGAAGCACGACGTCATCATCATCAACTACGACCTGGTGCAGCACGTTGACCCGCGCCTGTTCAAGAAGTTTCAGACGCTGGTGCTGGATGAAAGCCACCGCATCAAGACCCACCAGCGGCCGCAGAAGCAGCGCAACCCAAAGACCAACCGCATGCACACCGTCATGGCGCCAGTCAAGCGCACAGAGGCCTGTATGCGCGCCATGAGCGTAATACCGCGCGTCTATGCCCTGTCTGGTACCCCAATCCCCAATCGCCCGGCCGAGCTGTGGCCGCTGCTGCACGGCCTGGGCATCTACCGCCTTGGCTATTACGACTTCGTCACCCGCTATGCCCGCGCATGGCAAGCGCCGTGGGGATTTGACGTGTCAGGGGCGTCTAATCTTCCTGAACTACGTGGACTGATGCGACCGTTCGTGCTGCGCCGCAAGAAAGAGGACGTCTTTAAAGACTACAAGCAGCCCCAGGTGAGCCTCATCACGTTTGACCTGCCAACGGACAGCCGTGAACAGGACTTTGACGCTGAGGCTTTGGTAGACAACCCAGATGCACTGCTGGCGCTTGAGGGCTTGTCCGAGATATTGCGTGAGGGCGGCTTGCGCAAGGTCAAGCCGGCCGTCGAGTTCATTGAGGACCTGCTGCAGGGCGAGGACAAGCTGGTGGTCTTTGCTCATCACAAAGACGTGGTCCACGGCTTGGCTGATGGCCTCAATAAGTACAGACCAGTCGTCATCACCGGCGACACACCACGCAAGCAGCGCGACCAGGGCATCGAGTCGTTCCAAACGGACAGCGACACGCGAGTGATCATCGGCAATATCTCGGCGATGTCTGAGGGGGTGGACCTGTCCGCAGCCGACACCATCGTCTTCGTCGAAGCAACGTGGCAGACATCAGCGCTGGAGCAGGCCTCCAGCCGGGTGGAAAACGTCAACAAGTCAGGCATCCAGCCCTGCGTCTACTTGTTGACGATTGCAGCATCACTGGACCACACCGTGCTGTCCAAGGTGCTGAAAAAGCAGGGCGTCATTGATCAGATCATCTGAAGGAGAAAGACATGGGCGATTGGATTGAATGGGGTGGTGGAAAGTGCCCGATCCCGGATCGGGGTGTATTGGTCGAAGTCAGGCTTCGCAGCGGTATGGTGACTGCAGGATATGCCGATGTTTTTGATTGGGGTCGGCACCCAGAGAAACCGTACTCATCCGACATCACCGCTTACCGATTGCTCAACTTGGAGCCGTCAATCACGCTTGAATCGACGCCGGAGGAGGAAGAGGCCTTCAAGGCGCTTGAGAAGCAAGTTGGAGGCGCGCACTACAAGGACCTGGCCATCCAGCCGATTGAGTACATCCATGCCAACAACTTGAGCTACTGCGAGGCCAACGTGGTCAAGTACATCAGCCGCTGGCGCTCCAAGGGCGGCAAGCAAGACCTGGAGAAGGTCAAGCACTACGTTGACCTGCTGATCGAACTGGAGGGACTGTAAATGACCATCGAACACACCACACGCAAGCACGCACGCCTGTCGGCATCACGCGCTGAGCGCTTTATGTCATGCCCTGGCTCAGTGGCCCTGGAAAACAAGATGCCGTATGAGCCACCGGGTGAGGCAGCGGCCATTGGCACGGCCATACATGAGCTGTCAGAGGCCATGATCCGTGGCGATGCCCTGATCCAGGAGGACTACCCAGACGAGCAATGGGATATGGCAGCGGAATATGCCGCTTGGATCGATGACATGGCCAAGGGCGCGACCAAGACCATGATCGAGGTCAACGTCGATGACGGGCTGCAGTCGATCCACCCGGCGCTCGGTGGCACGGCTGACGCTGTCATCATCAAGGACCGTACCATCCACGTCATCGACCTCAAAACAGGCCGCGTGCCAGTCAAGGCTGACAACAACCTGCAGCTCCTGACATACGCCACCGGCGTGGCCAGAAAGCTCAAGGCCCCAGAAGACGTCAAGGTGGTGCTGCACATCTACCAGCCAAAGACTGGCCACAGCTCTTGGGAGACGGACGCCAACCGACTGATCAATCACGGCGAAGACCTAAAGCGCGCAGCCGAGCTGATCGACCAGGGCGACGCACCCACCAATCCAGGTCCGTCTCAGTGCAAGTACTGCCGCGCCAAGTCAATCTGCCCGTCCATGCTGGCCAAGGCCTCTGAGGCCGCGCGCAGCGACTTCAAGGTAAACACGCCGCAGCAAGAAGTCATCGTCGACGACCAGCTGCTGGAGCTGGCCATGCAGATGCAGGACTGGTCACAAGCGGTGATTGATCACGTTAAACGAATCATTGCAGATGGTGGAGAGGTCAAGGGCTGGACCCTGAAGCCGGGCAGAAAGATGCGGTTCTGGACGGCCCCTGCGATGGTTGAGGAGGCACTGCGTGACGTCCCAGAGGCGTGGGAGCTGAAGTCGGTCGCCGCCATCTCAAAGCTGAACATTGATTTGCCCGAGGGCCTGATCGGTGAGAAGATCAGCGCCCCATCCCTTGCCAGAGCCAAGTAAAGAAAAGGCCCTGGCGGGAGGAGAAACCGCCAGGGCCAACCCAATCAACAAACAAGGAGAACGAATGGAAACCTCTAACCATTCACAGACCAGTGTATCAAAACCCATGGGTTTTGGGATGGCCAGGGCCATCGCAAACATCTGCCCGGAGGCCAGGTTTTGCGGCTTTGTGGTGGCCGAGAATGACCGCAAGCTGCCGTACTCAAGGGTTGGCCTCGGCGTCGCTGCGGACATAGATATCCACAACTTATACACAGGCGACGAGATTGGCCAAATCCCTTCGCACATGTATGTCGGCGTGTTCATGCAGCGCGCCACCTATGACGCCTTCCAGCAGTCCGTGCTGGTCTTCTTGGATGTGGACATGAAGCGGTCCAATTCGCCGCCAGACATCAGGATCAGGCGCCTGGCTCAGTGGGCCAAGGAGCACCAACACATCTCAGAGCGCAGCTACAGCAAGAAGGGCCGGCACGTCGCTTTCTTTGCCAAGCCAGACCCGCGCATCCCAGGCAAGATCAAGCTGGGCAACAACCAGGAGCTTGAGATATTCGGCATGCCGCACGGTCCTGGCAAGTCGGTGATGTTGACAGATGATGAGCTGTCTCAGACCGACATCAGCGCCGAGACCGTGGACCTCTATCAGGTGCTGGTTGATCTGGGATTCATCAATCCAGAAAAAGAACAAGCAGAGCAGCATAAGCAGGAGCCGATGCTGGCCCCAATGCGCTCTATTTCTGACGACATGGAGCGCACGGACGATGCACTGAGCCACATCAGCCCTGACATCGATTACTCAGACTGGATCGCCATCGGCCAGGCCCTGCACGACGCATACGGCGAGTCTGGCCTGTCCATGTGGCACGCATGGAGCCAAAACGGCACCAAGTACCAGGGCGAGAAGGACATCAATGCCCACTGGAAGTCTTTTCACCAGGGCAAGGGGGTTGGCCTTGGCTCACTGTTCCACCTGGCCAAGCAGCACGGCTGGGAGCCGCCTACAAAGCACACAGAGCGGCGCACTGCCGTGCAAGATTTCATGGCCAATGCCAAGTCGCAGGAGGTGGAAGAAGCTGTAGAGGTTATTTCCACTTCAACAGAGCCAGCATCTGGCTGGGACGAGGTCCAGTATGACGTGCTGTCCATAAAAGCCACGCGCTACTTGATTGACGGCTTTTTGGCCCATGGGTTTTGGCTGCTTGCCGGCCAGCCTGGCGTCGGCAAGACCACGGCCATCGTCTGCCTCATGATGATCATGATCGGTGGCACCACAGACCTGAAAGTCACCAGGCACAGAAAGATCATTCTGGTGTCAGAGGACGTGGACCAGGTCAGAAGGACGCTATACGCATATGCAAGGTTCAATGGTGTATCAAAAGACTTGATCCAGCAGATGGTTGTTTTAATTGAGGCAAGGAGATCAACACTGCCTGAGTTATTGGACCTGCACCACAACATTGAACGACACACGTTACCTGATGGCACAAGACCATTCCTGATACTGGATACATCATCAGCCATTCTTGAGCTGGAGTCAGAGAACGACAACTCAGAGGTCGGCGCCTTCATGGCAGGCCTGAAGCAGACCATCTACACGCAGATGGACACGCCGCTGGCCATCGTGACGCACACCAACAAGCAGATATCCAAGCTGGACCAGGACGCCATGGCACGCGGCGCGTCAGCGTTCACAGGCGACGCCACGGGCACCATGGTCGTGTTCATGGATGAGGCGCAAAACCGATTCCTTCGGCTCATCAAGACCAGGTACGAGCCAAGATTCAGAGAGATCGGGTTCACCACAGAGACCCACTCGGTGGCCCTGATTGACCAAGACGGCAACATGCAAGACGAGATTCTGCGCACCATGACGGCACATGAGTCATCAGAGGACGAGCGCAAACAAGAGCAGGCTGAGCGCTCAGAGCAGGACCAACAGCAGCGCATGCAGAACCTGATTGATGAGTGCCACACGGCATTTCTACAGCACGCCAGCCAGTTCTCCAACCCATACATCAAGGTCGGCCGGGCAAAGGGAGTGCCACCAGAAAACGCAGACATCTTGAGCGTCCATGACTGGATCAAAGGGTGCGGGGTCAGGGGGCTTGGGAAGACCAAAACGCAGCGTGATGTGGCCACCCGGTTGATCCATATGCTGGGTGGCTCGGCCATGTCTGGATACCTGAAATTATGATGTTCCCCTGGGAACATCAAAACAGGGAACATCATGGGAACATCAAAACAAGGGACCAGGGTTTTGATGTTCCCCGCAGAATGTTTCCCACCCCCCTTTAGGGGGGGTGGGAACATTGCGGCATCAAGACCCACGCGCGAGGAGATTGAAAAAATGGGAACAGGAACAACAACCGATTCGGTGGGGCAGTGGAAAAGCTGCTTGGAGTGCGAGCATGTCAGGGATGAGCAGGACGACATCGTGATGCACGCTGATCACTGGGACAGGGTCAAGCGCATGGATGGGGCCGCAGTGGCCGCGCTGCTGCCGCATGCCAAGCACCGTGGCCAGTGGGTCCGGGTCGAGCGCAGCTACAGGGTCTGCGAGTTCGATGGGATGCCGCTGCTGCCGGTGGAGAACAACTGCCCGCACGCCAGGGCCATTGAGCGAAAGATGGCCGAGGGCAACGAGCAGCCGCAAAACTGGTGGGAGCAATAAAATTGAGCAATGAAGCAAAAGCGGCGCATCGAGCACACCGAGCAATCCAAGCTGGTTGGGATGGTCAGGGCCTTTCATCCGGGGGTGATTATTGCGGCAATACCGAATGGAGGCTCCAGAACGGCTTCTGAGCGCGTTTCGTTGCATGCCGAAGGGGTGATGAAGGGTATGCCTGATTTGTGCGTTCTGAGGCCTTCTGGTGGCTTTTGCGGGTTGTTTATTGAGATGAAGACAGAGACGGGGATCATGGCCGCAGCGCAGCGGGACATTCAGAAGCGACTCAACGATGAGGGTTATCTGGCTGTCACATGCAGGTCTGCGGCTGATGGGTACCAGGTCATCAAGGAGTATTTGGATGCAGGAAGTTAAAGTTGACTTGAACTTTAAGACCGTCGAGGACGTCGTCGAGCAGCGCACCGAGTCCTACATGACCAAGAAGGAAATCGCCAAGGCAGTGCAGCAGGATGTCAGCAAGTGCAGCAAGGCCATTCACGCTATGGGCGGTGAGGGTTGGGTGTGGGAGCAACTGACACAGGGCGTCACGGTCACGAGTCTGTGTCAGGGGCTTGGGGTCAGTGTTGACTCGTTTAACCGATGGGTCAGGAGGGGCGGGGAGGCGCGCCAGGCGGCGCTCTCTCGCGCGCGAGCCGACGCCGCTCACACTCTCGTCGATGAGTCGCTGGCCATCGCTGACGAGACGCAGTACGCCGAGAGCAACGTCCAGGTGCAGGCGGCAAAGCTGCGCGCTGATATGCGGTGGAAGGTGGCTGCAGCCTGGAACAAAGCCGAGTACGGCCAGCAGCAGGCGCAGGTGCAGGTCAACATCGGCGACCTGGCGCTCGATGCGCTGCGTAAGCGCACTGTGGTCATCGACGCGGATGACGTCACTGACAACGACCGTTGAGCGTCGCGTGTTGATGTTAGTTAGCGCTTACTAACATTCAAAACCTCGGCAGACTCACGCGGCTGGAAATCCGGGATTCGGCCAGGCTGACGCGGCGACCCCCCCCCGTCTGCCGCGCGGCCGGGGCGGCTGCTGCTGCGGTGCCCCACACGCCTCAAAATTTTTCCCCGCATCCCCGCATCCCCGCATCCCCGCCCCCCAAAAAAAATTTTCCCCCCACCCCAAAAAAATAAATTGACTCAGCCCGCAACAAGCCCCACAATACGCACAACCAATTGACATGGAGTGCAAGAAAAGTGAAAGTCATCGCTTATTACCGGGTGAGCACAGACGAGCAGGGCCAGTCTGGTTTGGGCCTGGAGGCCCAGCAGACGGCCATCCAGGCTTTGGCCGAGCGCAACGGGTGGCACATCAGGAGCCAGCACACAGAGGTGGAGTCGGGCAAGAAGAGCGACCGCCCCGTGCTGGCGCAGGCCATTGCTGAGGCGCGCAATATCGGGGCCACTTTGGTTGTGGCCAAGCTGGACCGTTTGAGCCGTGATGCCAGTTTCCTGTTGAGCCTGTTTGATGGCAACGTGCCGATCTTGTTTGGTGACATGCCCGAGCTGGATGCGAGCACGAGCACGGGGCGGTTGCAGCTGGTGGTGATGGCTGGGTTTGCTGAGTTTGAGCGCAAGCGCATCAGTGAGCGGACCAAGGCTGCGTTGGCTGCGGCGAAGGCGCGTGGGGTTAAGTTGGGCGGCAAGCGCCCTGGCAATGCTGCTGGGACTGGGATTGGCATCCCTGAGGCGAATGCCGCGCGCAGTGCGAAGGCTGACGAGACGGCGCGTCAGTTGATGGAGCCGATCAGAAGGGCTGAGGCCAATGGTGCGCGGACTCTGAATGAGATCGCGGACATGTTGAACGAGTTTGGGGTGAGGACGCCTAGTGGGCGCGGACGTTGGATGGCCACGACGGTGGCACGAGTAAAGGAGAGAGCGAATGTTGGCAAGTGAGATGTTGAGTCAGTTTGATCAGTTGAAAATTCCGGTGGAGTTCGAGGCTGATGCGGATCTGACGTGGAACCTGCTGTTGGTGCTGCTGGTTTATGTCAGGCGCAGTGGCGGCCGATTGGCGGTGGACTTGAGTGAGGACAAGCTGCTGGCCATGTTGGTGCGGCCTGGGGTGGAGTCATGAACCAGTCAGAGAAGAAGGTGCTGCAGGCGCTGCTTGATCACCCTGGTGGGCTGACGATGGCCGAGCTGCACAGGATGGCCAAGACCGCGTCGCTGCGGTACACGCAGCTGTCTGTGGAGCGGTTGTTTGGTGTGTACATCGACCGCTGGCAGTGGAGCGACAAGTACCAGGAGTATTTGCCGGTGTACTGCCTGGCTGACGTGCCAGAGGATTGCCCGAGGCCATGAGGACGGCGCTGGAGTATCTGTTCGCGCTGGTGATGCTGCCGTTTATGGCAGTGGCGCTGCTGGTTGTGCTGATGCTTATTGGCGCGGAGAGGTTGATTGATGGAGATGAGAGATGACCTATGAAGAAGCCTGCCAGCAATGGCAAAACCACAGCCCATGGATAAGGGCAAGCAAGGAGTTGATCGCTGCGATCCAGCAGCGCACGAAGCAAGAGGAACGAGAGGATGCGTTCCAAAAGATGTTGGACGAAGCAGGAGAAAGCAAATGAGTGAGCACACTTGCGACACGCCAGACAAATGCCGCATTCAAGTTGGGTTAAGTTCGACAACAATGGTGTACTACCCGCCGATTTATGACGGGCATGGAAACAATCTAAATCCAGACATGAATACCACAACAACAGAAATGAAATGCTTGACTTGTGGCAAAGAGTGGATCGATCTGAGTAGAGGAGAAACCAAATGACCAACAAAGAAGAAGCACTACGCATGGCGCTGGATGCGTTGGAGTTGTATCAAAGCAAAAGCAGCGTCCAGATGTTTGATGATGCGGCCGCCGCCATCCGAGAGGTATTGGCACAGCCAGAGCGTCCTGCTGTG